GAGATGAAATAGGTAGCAACCTAGCCTTAGGTATAGGAGAGGGATTTGAAGATGAAATGAATAATGTCTCAGATATGATGGAAGATGCAATACCTAAAGACTTTGATGTAGGAGTTAATACAAACTACGATGGAATAAATGTTGAAAGCAACGGATATTCAAAAGATATGCTAGTGACAGCATTTAGAGAAGCATTAGATGGTATGACATTCAAAGCATTTGATGAAACATTTGGAGAGTTGGTAATAGATAAAGTAGAAAAGGTGGTGTATTCATAATGTCAAAGATAAATTGGAAAGGAATCGATAGTGATACTATAACAGGTTTGATAATAAGTGAATTGCCACCTATATCTAAACCAAAAATGAAAACTACAATCACTAAGATAGATGGTAGAGATGGAGATATCATAGAAGAATTGGGATATGAGAGTTATACCAAAGGAATAAAGGTAGGATTATCGAAAAATTATGATATTGATGAAGTTATCAAATACTTTACAGGATCCGGAGATTTAATAATGTCTAATGAACCTGATAAAGTATATAAATGCCAAATCTTAGAAAAGATAGACTACAATAAATTGCTAAGATTTAAGACTGCAATAGTAAAATTTTATACTCAGCCATATAAATATAAAAAAGATGAAGCCAAAGTAGTAATAAACATAGATGGAGAAACATCTACAACAGTAAATAACATAGGCCTAGAGAAATCTAAACCAATTATCAAACTTACAGGATCCGGAGCAGTAGCAATCCAATTAAATGGAGCTACTGTTTTTAATTACACATTTCCTGAAAACGAATCAGAAGTAATTATTGATAGTATTCAAGAAGAAGCCTACTTAAATGGAATATTTAAAAATAGAAATATGGCCGGAGAGTTTCCTGTTTTAGAGGTTGGAGAAAATACAATATCTTGGTCAGGAAACTTAACAAAAATAGAAATAGAACCAAAGAGTAGGTGGTTGTAATGATTAAGGTATATGAATCCACAGAAAAACTATTTAATCATAATGGATTAAAAATACTACATCCATTAAAGGCAGTAATATACATTGAAGATAATGGGGATTATTACTTGGATTTAGAAACAACCATAGAAGACTTAGAGTATATACAAGAGGGAAATATAGTTCGTGCTAATACAAGATGGGGAGAGCAGGGATTCAGACTTACTAATCCACAAAAAAAGAATAATAGAATAACAGTAAGAGGCTATCACCTGTGGAAAGACTCATCAAAATATGTAATAGTTAACAGTTATGTGGAAAACAAAGACTGTAATGATGCACTTGATCACTTAAACTCAGCCTGTGATTTAATAACACCATTTACAACAATATCAGATATAAGCACTCTCAATTCAGTAAGGATAGTCAGAAAGAGCTTTGAAGAAACAATAGCAATTTTAATAGAAAAATGGGGAGGACACTTATATCGTGATAATTGGACAATAGGAATTAAAGAAAATATAGGCATGGATCGTGGAGCAGTAATAAAGTATGGAAAAAACTCACAGAACATAGAAGCAGATGAGAATTGGGATGATGTAGTAACCAAAATATTACCTGTTGGATACGATGGAATCACATTACCGGAGGTATATATTCAATCAGATATTCAATATGAAGTTCCATACACCAAAGTAATAAAATTTGATCAAGATATAGATCAAGAAGACTTTAAAGATGAAGATGGCAATGTAGATGAAGAAGCATACCATGAAGCATTAATAACAGATTTAAGAAGCCAAGCCCTAAACTATATAGAAGAAAATAAATATTTCAAATGTAACTATAAAGTAAAAGCAGAAATAGATGGAGTTGTAGATCTTGGAGATACCATAATGGTAAATCATGAGAAGCTAGGAATAAATATAACAACCAACGTTATTGCTTTAAAATATGACTGCATAAGAGATAAATACATAGAAGTAGAGTTCGGCAATTTTAAATCTAGATTAAAAGATCTTTTTAAAAACATAAAAGTTGATACAGAAGAAAGCATAAATAATGCTAATGAAGTCGTAAAAGTGAAACTCGAGGATGAGTTAAATGAAGCCACGTCTAAAATATGGGGAACATTAGGAGATAGCTATGTAATATACGAGGGAAATAGAATACTTATTGTAGATGCATTACCAAAAGAAACAGCTACTAATGTAATGATGATAAACTCATCAGGAATTGGATTCTCAAATACAGGAATCAACGGAGTATTCACATCAGCATGGCTTATAGATGGAACATTAGATATGCAGAATATCAACGTTATTAATATGACAGCATCATTAGTAAAAGGTGGAACATTTAAAGTTGGAGCAAGAATAAATGAAGCCGGAAGAATAGAAATATATAACATAGCAAATGAGCTAATAGGAACTTTTGATGAAAACGGAATATGTATCTATGGAACAGATGGAAGCCGAGTAATAATTAACCCTGAAGAGTTCTCAGGATATGATTCACAAAACCATAAAGTATTCTGGATGAATGGCGATGAGTTTCATATGAAGAAATCAGTAATAGAAGAAGAAATAACTCTGTGTGGATTAGCAAGATGGCTAGGTATAGACACAGCAGATAACACAGGAATAGGAATTGTTCCTTTAACATAGGAGGTGGATTATGGCAAGTGTACAAACAAGTTCATACGATGGAAGATATTTAAAACTAACTGTTTATGAAGAATCATATAGTATTGCAAATAATACCTCAACTGTAAGGTGGACATTAGAGTCAATAGGAGGATCCGTTAACTACTATACTATCTACAATTGGGGAGTATGGGTTAATGGCCAACAAATCTATGGAACACAAACAACAAATTGGAATAGTTATAACTTCCCTGCTAAAACAGGATCCACAACAGGAACAATAACCGTAGCTCATAATGCAGATGGATCAGCAGGAAATGTAGGATTTCAATTAAATGGTAGTGTTTACTATAACAGAAGTAATAGTTATACGGGAAGCATAAGTCTTACAAAAATACCAAGACAGGCTAACATAACATCAGCTCCTGATTTTAATGATGAAGCCAATCCATCAATAAGTTATTCGAATCCTGCAGGAAATAGTGTTAGCTCATTAGATGCTTGTATTTCATTAACGGGATCAAGAGATGACATAGGATATAGAGCAGTAAGTAAAACAGGATCATCATATACATTTAATTTAACAGAAGCAGAAAGAAACGTACTAAGAGGAGCTTGTCCTAATAGTAATACATTAAATGTTAAATTTTATTTAAGAACTGTAATTGGTGGAAATACATTCTATTCAATATCAGATAAGAAGATGACAATAGTAAACGGAAATCCTACATTCTCAGCAAGTAATATTACCTACAAAGATAATAACAGCACTACGGTAGCTGTAACAGGAAATAACCAAAAGTTAGTACAGAACCTATCAAGCTTACTCGCTACGATTACAAGTGCGACAGCCAAGAAGAGTTCGAGCATAAGTAAATATGAAGCCTCTATAAATGGAGTGACACAAACTATTACATCAGCCGGAAATATTAACTTTGGTGTGATAAACTCTGCTAACGATTTAACCTTATCGGTAAAAGTTACAGATAGTAGAGGAAATACAACTACAGCAAGTAAAACCGTTACATTTTTAGCATGGACATTACCAACAGCAATAATATCTTTAAAAAGAAAAAACAATTATGAGGATGAAAGTTATTTAACAGTTAATGCTTCGTTCTCAAGTGTGGATTCTAAAAACTCAATAACAATAAAATATCAATATAAGAAAACGACAGATAGTTCATATTCTTCACAAACCACAATTAATAATAATCAACAGAAGACCATAACACTAAGTAAGGATTATGCTTGGGATTTTAAAATTGTCATTACTGATAGATTTGGTACTACGACATATAATACGATACTAGCCAAAGGTAAATTTATTTTATTTGTAGATACAAAAAAACTATCAGTAGGAGTCAATTGCTTTCCAACTAAAACGGAATCATTAGAAGTTAATGGAGTTCAAGTTCTAGAATATGATGAGATAGCGAGTTGGTAATATGAGTAAAGCCATAATATTTAGAAACAGACAAAATGAAAAAATCTATCCATGCCCATATCTACCTGTTGGAAGCATATATATGTCACTCACTAATATTAATCCATCAACATATTTTGGAGGAACATGGGTTCAAATAAAAGATAGATTTTTACTTGGTGCAGGATCTACATATACTGCCGGAAATACCGGAGGAGAAGCCACTCATACTTTAACGGTTGATGAAATACCAAGTCATAATCATTATATAAAAAGTTATAGAGGAGGTACCCAATGGGCAGTTGGATATTTATGGTCAAGAGCTG